CGCAACTATTACGGCTATTCGCAGTGGGGTGTTTTTTCGTATGCTTGGCCAGGCTCTTCGTTAATTCGTTATGATACTTCGATTTCTAAATATACGTTCAAACTTGGCGCTATTGGTTCTATTTTTTCGCAGGTTTACGGAAATCTTGAATTTCTTGATGCTTATTATGAGAGTCAGTTTTACCCTGCCGCTGTTACCAGTAGTAACCGCACATACAATCGCGCAAATTTGTTTCTCCAGATTGTAAACAGCGAGACGACCTTAAACTCGAATAATCTTGGCGTGGCCGGTGATGGTTACCCGATTGCTAGTCTTTCTACTAAGTTTGTTGGTCAGTTACCTTACGATTATGTTACGGCTACTACTCCTTCTATTCCGGGGGACGTGCCTTTTTCTACTTTAGCTGTCCAATACTTCCCCATGGCTGTAGTCCCTTCAAATCCTGACCGTTTTAGTCGGTTGCTTCCGATTGGTTCTTCGGACGCCGTTTCGATGTCCGGCGTTTCCACCATCCCGCAACTTGCCATTGCTTCTCGTCTTCAGGAATACAAAGATTTGCTCGGCGCAGGAGGAAGTCGCTATAGTGATTGGCTGGAGACGTTTTTTGCCTCTAAAATTGAGCATGTAGACCGTCCCAAGCTTCTTTTCAGCGCTTCGCAGACCGTTAATGTCCAGATTGTTATGAATCAGGCTGGACCCAATAATTTCTCAGGTTCGGGCACCAATGGTCCCCTCGGACAGCAAGGTGGTGCTATCGCTTTCAACGATAGGTTAGGTCGTCGTCAGTCTTATTATTTTCGTGAGCCTGGTTACCTCATTGACATGTTGAGTATCCGCCCTGTTTATTACTGGGCAAATATTACGCCCGATTATCTTTCTTATAAGGGTAGTGATTATTTTAACCCAATTTATAACGATATTGGTTATCAGGATGTACCTACTTTTCGTTTGGCGGCGCGTTTGCCTCAATCCAGTTTAGCAGCCGTTCACGAGCCTTGTTTTAACGAGTTTCGATCTTCCTATGACGAGGTCCTAGGGATGCTAAACCCAGCATACGCGCCCGTATCCGGCGCCCTGCCTTTATATTCCTATTGGGTTCAGCAGAGGTCTCTTGACACGTTCTCTTTGTCGGCTGGTAATCCCCGCGCTTATTATCCTGCGTTGTTTGTTGATATGTCGCAGGTTAATTCGCCCTTCGCATCTAGAGGAGAGGATAATTTCTTTGTGAATATGTCGTACGCTATCCAAAAGAAGAACTTGGTTAACAAATCTTTCGCTACTCGTTTGTCTAATCGTTAATTTATTGATTCTATGGCACTTAATTGGTTACTCGAAGATGCTCCCGCTTATGTTTCCCGCGGTCAGCGAATTATGTCTGTCCTCGATGGTTCTGGAACTGTTGACGTTTTGCCTGGTCGTCCAGACGTGGCCGCTGAGCCCTCTGACTTTGATAAGGGCGAAAAGTTCAATCCTGATATTGACTTTGATCCCAATTCCTTTTCTCGTATGGATAAGTTTGACGGTCTCGAGGTCGGTCAGGAACTTATTGATTCTCAGCTTGATATGTCAAAACCTTCCTCGACACCTCCTAATCCTGAAGAAAAATAGTATATCCTTTACTTGAAGATATATGCTACGTGCGCGGACCCCTTCTGGAAGAGTTCGTGAATTCCTGAAGGTTATTGGTAGCGACTGCAGGAGAGGCCGCGCATTTTTCTATCGTTCTTTAAATTTTACTCCCATGTCTGAAACAAAACAACCTTTCTATAAGTCTAAGGCTTTTTGGACGCTTGTTTCGTCTATTATTGCCGCTTTGGCCGCCTTCTTTCTTTCCTCTTGTTCGGCGCAAGCTAGGATGCAGCGCAGTGGTGTTCACATCGATACCGTTCGTGTCGATTATATCATCCGTTCTAACAATTTAACTCACATGTAGTATGCCCGTTCCCGTTGCTGCCGCCGCTGCCGCGGCTTCCTTCGGCCGCTCTCTCGGCGAATCTGCTGCTTCTACCGGCACTACCGGCTTGATTAATGGCTTTTTAGGCCAACTTTTTGGTGGCATGAACGCCCGTCGCCAATGGCGATTTCAACAAAAGCAAATGAAACTTCAGCAACAGTATGCTCTTGAGCAAATGCAGAAGCAATCAGAACTTTCTTACGCTAATTGGCAAAAACAATTTGATTACGAAAACGCTTACAATGATCCCTCGAAGGTCTTCGACCGTTATTTGAAGGCTGGCGTGACCCCTGCTGCCGTTCTAGGTTCTTCGGGCGTCGGTGTGAACGCTACCATGTCAGGTGGCTCTGCTTCCACGCCTTCTGCCTCAGGCCCTTCTGGTGGCGCTCCCGTTAGCCCTGGCGCTTTTGCCCCTGGTGATCCCGCTGCTATCGCGCAAAATATGATGGCTCGATCCTCGGTTAATCGCAATGATGCTGCCGCCAATCGTGATAATGCCGAAGCCGAACTTATGAGAGGTAACACTCATAGCGCAGACTGGCGAAAGGATATGGATGAGTTAGAGAAGAAGTCTTTAGAGCATCAGATTAACAACGTTTCCGAATTAATCCGTCTTAATCGTGCCTTAGCCGATATCCATGCTGCTGATGCTGAGTACGCTGACCTTATGGCTACATACAAGTTTCAAGACTTTGTTGCTATGTACTCGAAGCATGTTGAAGAAGCAAATCAGATTAAGAGGTACAACGATAAATATTTCGATGCTGTTTATGCTGCTCAAATCGCCCGGGATTTTGCTGCTGCTTACGAGTCCGCCGCCTCTGGCGACGTCTTAAACGTTGAATCAGAAATACGTAAGGTTAACTTGGCTGACCTTCGCGAGTGGTTTGATGTCAATTGGGACGCCGTTATTGATGTTCCAGAAGTTAATGAAAAAGGCAAGCCTACCGGCAAGACGGTGAAGATGACAGGCCGTGAGATTCACAAGAAACTTATGGGACTCGCTGCTTCGGAAGGTGAACAAAATCTTTCAGGTCGCTGGTTTCAAAACCGGTCCAGCAAGAATGCTTTTGGTTATAGCATGGCGAGAACCGCCTTGGTTGGTGCCATGGCTATCGCCGGCACGGCAGCGACAAAGCGTCCTGTTTCTGTTGGTTATGACGAAAATGTGGAAAAATACGATAAATATGGTGAATTTGTTGGAGGTACAAGGGTTACTCGTCGCGATTTAACGACAAAATGAACAACTCCTCCGACCTTTTGAACTTTGCTGCGCGCTCTTTTTACCGTATATTTGTATCGTAAACCAATAACCATATTACCATGAAAGCAAACGAAAAATCCAGATTTGTAGACCTCTCTGTTGATGTTATCGAGTACATGTTCACTGAGTGGCTTGTTCGTCAGGGTATCTTTTCTAAATTCAAAGCGAACTATGAGGGTTTTAGTACAAATCACCGATCCTTTCGCGCCAATTTACGTGACCGGCTTCGCTTTTTGTGTCACACCTCCGGCCCTGGCAGCCTTATTGCTACGGCTTTTCCGTTCGCTCTGACGCGAGAAGGTTATGAATTTTGGGTAGACAAATCGAACCGTTGGCGTCAATTTTGCATAGATTTTAGATCGACTTTTTAAATTATATTATTATGTCACAAGTTCACATTGTTATTCGCCGGATTAATCCGGCCTTGAAAATTGATCTCGCCCAGGTAGGTCGCCTCGAAGAGGGCCGATTTGAGTCAATTCCCTTGGAGATTCTTGCAAATTCCGCTATTTCGAGTATCTTGAAGCGTTCTGAAATTAGCGATTCGCTTTATATTGACCATTCAAGTATACCTAAACTTATTGCTATCTGTGAAGGTTTTCCTGATTTTTGTGTTGAATTTTTCGACAATACACTTGTCCTCATGTTTTACCGTGATCTAGATCGTAATGAAAGCGCGACGAAAGAAGAAGGGGAAGGGCACTAAAGTAGTGACCCGCCCGCTTGGTGGAAGAGTTCTTTGATGTGGTAGACCTGCGGGAGACTCTTCTCCTGCAGGTTCTCTTATTGCTATACACTCTTCGAGCCGTTAAGAGCGCGGCGAGTAAGTGTTTCCGGAGCCGATAATATCGCGGACGCGAGATTGAGGCCCGAAACAGCGCGGCCCGCTTAGGCTCGTGTTGTGTAACGTATTTTTTTTTAGCTATGGATCTTTTCGATTTCAGACCTCGTTTTTCTCCTGTGATTGACGGCATTCCCTACCGTTTTTCTGTTGCAGCATACCGTGGTAAGAAGCGTGTTGTTATCGCCTGGTTTTCCGACGAAGAGCCTGCTAAGGATTACCTTGTTCGCTGTCGTCGTGATTATCCTGCCGTCAAGTTTGACTGTCTTAGAAGTATCTTGTAATGCCTTGTTCGTCACCTATATGGATACGCAATCGTCGCTATTTTGACAAGAAGAATCCTTGTCGCAATGGCTCCGATGTCGCCAAGTCCGCCCTGGCTCTCCGTCCCTGGGATATCGCGCGTCAATGGATCATGGTCCCATGTGGAAAGTGTGAGGATTGCCTGCGTCGTCAACGTAATGATTGGTTTGTTCGAATCGAGCGAGAACTTGCCCGTTGTAAGGCTGATGGCCAGCAAGCCATTTTTGTTACAATAACAATCGCTCCAAAGCATTACGACAAAGCCCTGCTTGACCCGTCCTGGTTTATTCGAAAATTCAACGAGCGACTACGGCATAAACTCGGCCATTCGTTTAAGCACGCCTTTTTCCAGGAATTTGGCACTCACCCACAAACAGGAGCCGAGCCTCGATTGCATTTTCATGGCTTTTTGTTTGGCACAAACGTTCTCTACAACACGATTCGTTCTGCTGTTCGAGACCTTGGTTTTGTGTGGCTAGCAAAAGCTACTTACAAACGCGCCCGTTATTGCGTTAAATATGTTACTAAACAAATTCAGTTTAACCCCGAAGAAATTTCGGGTAAATTCGTTACCGTAAATGGAACAGCTACACCTTTATCTTGCCTCCTCCAGCATCGCCGTTATACGCGAAAATTCGTATCTGCTGGCGTTGGTGATTTTCTTGGCTACATGTCTCGTCCTTCTGCCCGTACTTCGTCGTGGTCTTATTTTGATTTTGAAAAGCGAATCAATTATAATTACTCGATTCCTCGCTATTACCTTAAATATCTTAAGCCGGAAGACGACGTTGTTCGCTCGATTACCGCTGCTGATGCTTATGCACGTTTTAGCAAGTCTCCTTTGGTTAAGCATATTGTGTCTCTGTGTGTTGAGCGGTTCGGCCTCAATTCCTCCGTATCCCGTAGAGCGTCGTATACATGGGAGCAAAAGCAAGTAATGCGCTTTGCCGCATCCTCTCGGAAGATGCCTGATTTTGACCCACCTACTTGGCTAGATTTTGATATTCTTCAGTTTTGGAGGAATCACTATAAACTTCAACTAATTATTTAATTTATGGGAAAACAACCTTTTATTTCTCACGTTGTAAATGGCTATTCTCGGTACGATGTTCCTGAGAACAAGGCCTTTACGTGCACACCGGGTATTTTATATCCGGTGCGAATCGATTTTATTAACGCTCGTGACCGTGTGTCTATCGAGCAAGGCATTGACGTTCGTAGCAATCCGCTCGCCGTTCCAACATTTAACCCCTACACTATTCGTTTGCATCGTTTTTGGGTACCGCTCCAGCTATATCACCCCGAGATGAGGACGAATAGCAGCAAGTTCGACATGAACGACTTGAGCCTCAATTGGATACCTACGACTATCAACGAAGGTTCTATTATTGGGGATAACGTGACTGCCCCCTCTAATAGCCTTTATGCTTGGCTGCGTTTGAGCAACAAAGAAGTCATTGGCGACGGCACTATGCCGTCTGTAGACTCGACTGCTGTTGCTCTTCCATCTAATGCCGATGATGGCGCTTGGGCCAATGCCGATACTTTTCTTGCTTACTGGGATATCGTTCGCAACTATTACGGCTATTCGCAGTGGGGTGTTTTTTCGTATGCTTGGCCAGGCTCTTCGTTAATTCGTTATGATACTTCGATTTCTAAATATACGTTCAAACTTGGCGCTATTGGTTCTA